TCCACGGCCCTCAACTGCATCGTCGGCTGACACACGACCCGCTGCGGGAACCAGTCGCGCTCATCGTCGCCACACTCCTCGACCGGACCGCCATGGAACTTGCACGTCGTCCGCTCGGCTTCCCACCGCGCGATCCGCAGCTCAACGTCGGGCAGGTCGTAGAACGCCGCCAGCGACAGGCCGGCGCGCTCGGCTAGCTCGAGGTCGCGCTTGAGGTGCGGCTGACTCCGGAGAGCAGCCGCTGCGTAGGGTCCGCCGTGCGACCCATGTTCAGCCCATGCGCCTTGACGGCGAGCGCTCCGAACTGACCCTCGCTCAACGAGTCGAGGAACGCGGCGATCTCCTCCTTGGAGCCGACCGGCGACGCCATGCACAGCGGCACCAGTTCCTCCTGCAGGTCGTCCGCGTTGGCGCCGACTTCCTCGTCGGTGTCGTTGGCCGGGCGCGGCGGATGCTTGGCAACCAGATCGCGCCACGTCTTGCGACCCACGGCGCGGAGGATGACCTTGACGCCCCGCTTCTCGGCCTGCGCGGCGAACTTGTCGTGCGCCGCCTCTGCCGCCTTCTTCTCGGCCTCCCACGCCTGGAGCGGGTCGGCGTCGCTGAGGGTGCGCGCGAGGACGTCCTTCTTCGGCTTCGACGCTTCGATGCGGGCAACCTCTGCCTTGAGGTGCCGCAACTTCTCGTCATCGTCGCCCTGGAGAACGATCACCGTCTCCGTGCGGGGGGTGATCGGGTTGATGCTGGTCATGCGAACTCCTGCCGAGGGTTGCCGAGTGAAAGACCCCGCCGCCGGACTCGGCGGCCGACGGCGGGGTCGTCTGGATGGGGCTAGACGCCCGCAACCACGAGGACGTTCGGGATCGGCGTGCCGGTCACCGCGACCCCGCAGGTGAACGTGTAGAACCCCTCGGGGCCCGGACCCGACTTGTCCGGCCAGGACGAGTCGATGTCCACCGGCACAACATCCACGTAGGTGTCGTCGGCGACCTGGTCGTCGAGGTCGTTGATGACGTTCTGCTGGCGGACGGCGAACCCGGTGTAGCCGTCCCGCAGGAACTCGAACAGCGCCTTGTCGGCGTCGGCCGGGTCGGCCTGCGGGTCCAGGACGCCGATGATGTCGGACATGCTGAACGTCGGCTTGTCGAGAGCTTCGGGCGCGCTGTCCTGGCAGAGCAGCATCGCCAGCGTGACCTTGTTTACGGTCTTGGTGACGCCGCCCTGATCCGCCAGCAGCGAACAGGTGGCGTAGATGCCGCTGACGGCGTTGATCTCCAGATCGGTGGGGGCGCTGGTGTCGGCGATCGCCGGAACCAGCCACCAGCGGTCCTTCTTCTGGGCCGTGTGCTGGCGCGGCTTGATGGGCAGGGCCATGTCAGTTCTCCTCTTCGGTGTCGGCCTGCATGGCCGGGGTTTCGTCGACCGCCACGTCGGTGGCGGGGACGGGTGTGGGCTCCGGCTTGGACCGGGGCTTGCGGCGCGTTCGTGGCACCGACACGGCCGAGGGGGCTGGGTCGCCGCCGAGCGGGACGCGGTAGGTCGGCGGGAGCGGCTTGCCGTTGCGGGCCGCAGGCTCGTCGAGCAGCGTCTGTCCGTCGACCACGTCGTCCTTGCGGACGCTGATCTTGTGGCCCGAACTGTCACGGACGCGCACATACTCAGGCATTAGGTCTCCTTCGTTGCGGTGAAAGTGAAGGTCGCGGTCACTCCGACCACGCCGGTGTCGTCTGGGTCCCGGGTGACCGCGGGGTCGAGTTCCAGCGCGAGGGGGCCGCACTGGTAGCCCGCGATCGTCAGCCGCTGGTCAAGCAGCGCGGCAACGGCTTCGTCCATCCGGGTCAGCGCCGAGTCGGCGGTCCTCCCGAACGTCTGCACCGTCACGCGGCCCCAGCGCAGGCCGTGGGACACGTCGAGCGTGTAGGCGTCACCGCGGCCCAGCGTGGCGCTGTACGCGCCGTAGGGGTACGTCGGGCTAGCCGGGACGCTGTTGAGGGCGTAGAGGCGCGGCACGGTGGCCGTAGCAGTGGCTACGGCGGTCATCAGGGCGGTCATGGCAGCAGGAAGCCGATCGCCGCGTCAGCGCCACGCTCAAGGCGCTTCTCTGCGATGGGGAGTGCGCGCAGACCGTCGAGGTGCGGGGGCTGATTTTGTGATCCGAATTCAAACCCGCGACCCATGGAGCCTTGCTTCATCGAGGAGTCCGGCCCGGTCTCGACGTGGATGCCCAGCGAGATGCGCGTCTCCGACGTGATGCTGTTGGGGTAGTGCTTGCCGTGCTCGCCACTGGTCTCGCGGGCGTTGTCGGCCCAGTCCTCGGCGAACGCGTCGCCCGACTCGGCGTAGACCTCGAACAGCGCCTTCGCCACCTTGCCGGACGCCTTGCCGAAGTCGGCGGCCAGGTCGAAGATCTCGTCAGCGCCAGCCATTAGGACAGGACCTCCACGACCTCGAGGCGGCGTGCCGTCTTCTGCGACATCGGCGCCGAGCCACGCAGCCGGACGATGGTGCCCAACAGGGTCGGGTCGGTCGACGAGTGGATTGCGGTGCACTGGGCCACCGCATCCACGGGTGCCTCCGGAGAGTTCCACGGGATGTGCAGCTCGCGGCGAGTGACGACCGAGGTGCGACCGCCGACCTCCTCGTCGGAGACCGCCATACCGCGCTCGGTCAGACGCGCCTGAGTCGTGAACAGCGGGGTCACCGTCTGCACGTCGGCACCGTTACCGCCGTCAGCAGCCGGGTCGTAGGTCCAGCCCACGTCGGCGCCAATGGACCACGTGTCGACCATGCGGGCTTCGGCTTCGGCGCGGAGCCTGGGCAGCGTCTGCTCGATTGCCGCCTGCAAGGTCATGTCGGCTGCACCGAGTACGCGCGGGCGCGCTTTCGCCGCCCGGTGCTGGACAGGTCGTTCAGTTCGTCCTCGGTGAAGTAGAGGCCGGCGCGGTAGTAGTCGTCGGCCTCCCAGCCAGCGGTGCCATCGTCTACCTGGACAGTCCCCTTCCGCAGCCCGCCACGCTCCATGTGCTGGAGTAGGCGAATCACCGAGTCGGCCAGGACGCGGATGACGTCGGCAGTCAGGTCGTCGTTACCGACCATCCGAGCCTCAAGGCCGGGGATGTCGTTCTTCAGCTTGCGCCACGCGTCGTCCAGACGAGTCTGCGCGACGACGAGCTCGGCAGCGGAGAGGGGGCGCCAACGTGACTCGATGTCGTCCGTGGTTGCCGGATTCGCCATATCGGCGCCCCTCTCCGCTACTCGCGCTCGGCGATGAAGCCGCGCTTGGTCAGGTGCTCGAGCGAGTCGTCGTCGATCCCCTTGGGAAGAACGTCGCCTGCGCGGAACTGCAGCACCTGCTCGCCGACCTGGACCGAGATGAGCGGAGCAGTGACAACGAGGCCACTGCCCTTCTCGGCCTTCGGAGCGGCGGCAGCCTTCTTCGCAGCCGCCGCACTCATGCCCGGACGCCCGTGATCTCGAAGCCAGCGCCGGGGTCGGTGACGCCAGCGGCGAAGTTCGACCGTGCACGCAGCCGCCATCCGTCGTTCTGGTCCTCACGCATGACCTTGGTCTGGATGATCTCGCCGGCCTGCTGGTAGCCGCCACCGATGTCCTCGGGAGCGATGAAGCCCAGCTGGTTGGTGTCGAGCACCCAGGCGGAGGTTCCGACGCCGCCCGGCAGGTACGCCGCGGGGGTCGGAATGATCTCCAAGCCGGCGATGACCTCGAAGCGACCCGAGTAGACCGGGTTGCTCTTGTCCTCGCGAGCCATCGCAGCAGAGACGACAGGGTCGGAAGCCATGTAGGCCCACGTCTCGTCGTCCACGAGCAGCACGTCCGGGTCGTAGCCCTGGTTCAGGGCGGTGACGGACGCCTTGGCGCGCAGGATGTCCTGCAAGATCTTCGCCGAGGCGCCGGTCCAGATCGCCGACACGGCACGGTTCTCGGTCACCGCGGACGCGATGAGCGAGACAACGGTGCTGTCGACCGCGAGCACGCCCGAGTTGGTCAGCTTGCGCAGACCCTTCTCGACCGGGTCCATGTTCCGACGGGCGATCGCCTCGTCGGTGACGATGGTGTCCTTGCCGGACTTGCTGACCTTCGCGAGGGCCGCAGGGCCGTCCGCGATGGTGGTCAGCGTGTACTCCGAGCCAGGAGCCACGGCCTCGGGAACAGCGTCGGCGAACATGCTGTCGACCTGCTCATAGCCGATCGCGCCACCGGTCGCCTCGAAACGACCCTTCAGCAGGTAGGGGCCGATCAGTCGCAGGGACGCGAGGTCCTGGACGCGACGTGCCACGAACTGCGGAGACTTGAGGAACCGTGACGCGGTGAGGTTGGGGTCCGTGAAGGACGGAGCTGCGGGCGGGTAGGTAACCATTGGGCTTCTCTCCTTCTCGGACTAGCGAACGAACGCGACGCGAACGGCCGCATCCGTAGCGGTGGACAGGGCGATTCCGACGACGCACTGCGCGGAGGTAGGCGTCGCGTCGGTGATGACCTCACCGTCGGCCGCGCAGACGATGATGTCGCCCGCGGTGACGGTGCCGGAGGCGATGGGGAACTGAACCCCACCGGCGTAGGTGGTGACGTTGTCGTTGATGGCGGCGTCGAACGCGGCCACTCCGACGAACTTGACGCTGTCAGCGCCAGCGGGGCCGACAGTGCCGACGCCCGTCACCTCGACGACCTGACCAGCCGTGACAGCAGCGGACGCCTTGAGCGTCAGCGCCTGACCCGGCTTGTAGATCGGAAGATACTCAGCCATGAGATGGCCTCTCCTTCAGATGGGATGTGGGGTGTTGCGAGAGCGCCATCTCGGCGACTAGGTGGTGCGGGGCGCCTGGCCCGGGTAGAACTTTTCGTACTCCGCGGCCTCCTGGGCCTCCGGGGAAAGTGGTCCGCCGCCCTGCCCTTGGCCGGGGTTCTGCTGGAAGGCAGGAGTCGGCGGGGCGGGCTGTGCGGTGGTGGCTGCGTAGTGCGCGGCCTGGGCGAACTCGGCGAGCCCTTCGGCCTGCTTACGCAGGCTCTCGGCGTCAGCCTTGTCGAGCATCTCGACCGGCACCTTGAACTCGACGGACAGCGCGCGCTTCTCTGAAGTCAGGATCTGACCCTGGAGGGCCTCGACCCTCTCGGCCAGCTTCGCCTCGTCGGACACCGTCTCCGGGGTCACGCCGAGCGCGGCGGCCAGTGCGGCTCGCTGGCTCTCCTGCGCTGTTCGCAGGGCGTCGAGCTCGGTCTTGAGACCGGTGTCGCCGCCCTTCTCCTTGCGAAGGTTCTCGATCAGCTCCCACGCCTTGTCGGCGTCGAAGTTCTCGGGCTTGCCCCACGGCGGCTGCTTCTCGGTGGCCGGTGGGGTGGGGGGTGACCCCACAGCGGCAGTCGGCGCTGGTGCTGCCGGCTGTGCCGCCGGAGCGGCGGGTACGGGCGGTGTTGGCGCAGGGGTTTGCTCAGGCATGGTGCGCTCCGTCTCGGAGTTGGCCGACAACCTCTCGTCGTCGGTGGAATGGGGGGCTACAGCACGTAGCCGTAGTTGCGGAGCAACCGGATGGCGTCGGCGCGGTCGGTGGCGACGCGGTAGATGGTCTCCGGGGTGATGCGCGAACGCTTCGATGTGCGGACCACTTGGTTCTGGATGAAGCCTTGGCTCCGTCCGGTGCGGGTCGCGTTGTAGCCAAGACTGCCGCCGAACTCGGATCGGCCGTACCTGCCGCGTCGCGTCACGCCCTCGGTGGTGAAGTCGAACCGCGTTCCCTTGATGGTCGTGGTGGTCGACATGCCCCGCCGGGCGTTGATGATCTGCGAGAGATCCGCGCCGTCCTCGAGCGCCTGTCGCTGGACCTTGGTCAGATCCTTGACGTGGCCGTTTCGCCAGGCGTCATCCGGGTTTCCGATGAAGCCCTCAGACTCGGCGTAGCCCGAATTCGCTGCCGGAAAATGTTGGCAATCACAGCGGGTATGCCGTTCGAACCCGGCATTCCACTTGAACCACTTGCCAGCGAGCACCGCGCATCGAGAGCACGACGGCGGGTTGAGGTAGCGGACGTAGCCGCCCCATTCGGGCCGGACGCACGCCCCAATGGAGGTCGCAACCCGGGCGGCGTCAGCAACCTGCAATGCCGTCATCGCGTCAAGCCAGTTGCCGCCAACCTTGAGGGCCTGGCGCGTCGTCGCGCCGCCGTTGTACGCCTCCCCGGCCGTCACCACCGCGCCATAGGACAGCGATTCGAGGGCGCGACCATCTGAGGCCACCCCTACGAGCGAGCGGGGCGCCAGTTCGGCTTCCGGTGGGGCATCCGTCGTCTCGTCGGCCAGCTTGGCTAGATATGGAACCGAACCCTCGGCGACCTGGCGCTGAGCCTCGGAGATGACATTGAAGATCTGGGGTGAGATTCGCGCCCAGCCGCCATCGAAGTCGTTGCCGACCTTGCGCCACAACCGACGGACCTCGTTGCGCGCAGTCGTGTTGACCCGCTGTTGCAGGGCGTAGAATTCAGTCGGAGCCGTCGGAGCCTGTGGCCGCATCGCGCACCGCCCTCACGCCACGCACCGACTCTTCATCGGCCTCGGCGCGCTCCCGCTTCTCCATCGCCTCAATGACGGTCAGCGAGTAGCCGTAGTCGACTCGCGCCTGTCGAAGGTCAGAGATGCCGGATCCATAGGTCTTCACGGCCGCGTCGGCCTTCGACGCCTGGGTCGGAGTGGCGGCGCTGCGCCACACAGTTTCGAGCCCGGATGCAGTGGCCGGGTCCTTGCCCTCCACCGCCATCGCTAGCCGCATGACGCGCTCATACCCGTTGCCGCGGGCGACCTGGTGTCGCTCGACGCGGGCGACCATGTCGCCCTCCGATGCGCGGATACCGTCCGCCGACGCGGGGTTGTCGGAGATTCCAAAACCGAGCGTGTGAGGCGCCATGTCGCACAGGCCGGCTCCGAGGCGACCCAGCGTCGATAGCGTCTCGTGGAAGTTCCGCATCTCCGAGGCCGGTAGCTGCTTGACGTCGGGCGTCGGGGCGTTGTCGGGCACGTTGCCGTCTTCGTCCGTCTCCGCCGGCACGACCCACAGGGCCCCGGTCGCGGACTTCACAGCCTCGCGGTTCACCGACCCGTCGTCGTTCATGAACATCGACTCGGCGACGTTGATGGCGAGCATCCGCGGCATCGCGTGATGGAGAACCGAGGCCATCATCGACGTGGCGGTGAAGTTCGCGGCGTCGACCAGGGGCTTCAGGGTGCGCAGTTCGCTGCGGCCCAGGCGCTGGCGCTGGCGGTTGGGGAACTGCACCACAGGCACAGTCGGCGACGACTGCAACTTGGAGGCCGCCGACATCCAGCCCTGCTTACGCGAGGACACCGGCTTGCCAACCTCGAACTCAACCAGCTTCACGCCGCCGGACACGTCCGGAATCTGGAGCACAGCCCGATCGTCGAGTGTGGCCTCAGAGTCGGACTTGTAGAACTTCAGGGAGGCGACGACGCGGCGGGTCAGAGGGTCAATCTCG